TGGCGGGCAACTGGGGTGGCGCGCTGCTGCCGGTGATCGCTCTGCTGAACTTTGCCGTGTTCATCTGGCCGGAGGTACATTACATGGCCGACCGCGCTGCCTACCGCCACCGTCCCCAGACGGTGCAGTTCAAGCGGGCGGCTCAACAGCAGCAAAAGCAGGAACAACAGCAGGGCTATCATCACAAGTGTGCCGTCTGTGGCCGCACGGATACCGATTATCCCGACCTGCAGTTCCGCTATTGCAGCAAATGCGCCGGCTATCACTGCTTCTGTCAGGATCACATTTTTACCCACGTCCACTTCACGGAGTGAAAACGTTTTATGGGAAAGCTTGTCATTTCTCTGACGTATAAAAAAGAGCCCTGTTCCTTGCGGAACAGGGCTCTTTTTTACTCTTTAGTGGGTCTTTGCGGTGGTGTCGGTCTTGGTGGTGGTCGTGCCAGCGGCAGCCGCAGCGTCCTTCAGGGGCCAGGTGGTGGGATCGGCGGTATCCTCGATCATCTTGCAGACGATCAGATAACGGTGGTTGTCGTCGCCGTTCTTGCACACCGACAGGATCAGCACCCGGTCGCCGGCCACAGGCTTATTGGCCTTGTCCAGATTGGTGGTGCCGTCCGTCTCCTTCCACAGCTGGTCGAAGAAGCTGTTGAACACGTCAGCGTTGGTAAAGTCGTGGTAGTAAATGATGTGGCTGGTATCATACTGCACGCCGCCCACGATCTGATAGGTCACGCGGCGATCCTTCTGATACATATACACCAGATGCTGCTCGCTGAAATCCAGATTCTTCAGCATGCTCTGCAGGCCGCCGAACATGGTGCGGTTGGCCTGATTGTGGCCGTACAGCACGGTGACGGGATCGTTCAGATCACGGCTGTTGATGGTCTTGCCCTCGCAGGTAGCCTCGCTGAAAATGGTGCCGGCCTTGTTGCTGTTGCCGTCCAGATCACGGCTGAGGTAGTAGCTGCGATCCGTGGGATGCTGCGCCACAGGGTAGGACAGCTCGTGGTCGGTGCCCAGGATCTTGGAAAAGTCGGGAACCTCCAGCCATGCGTACACATCCTTGTACTTGGCAAAGGTGGCCTCCATGTCCTTGGGCTCCACAACGGGAGCGGGCTCTACGCGGTTTTCGGTGTCGTCCGGCTCCACGACAGGGGGATTGCCATTGGCGTCGTCGGAGTTGTCGGGCGTCTTGTCGCCGCCGCAGCCCACCAGCGCCAGCGCCATCACCAGAGACAGGAGCAGAACCAGCAGCCGGGAAAAAGCGCGCCCGTTCACGGGGGAAGTCTGAACAAAGCAATCGTTATATTCTTTCATTCTTTTTTCTCCTTTCGCGTGGCCGGGAAACGTGCCGCCCGGCTCGTGGAAAACAGCGCCGCCCACCAGGTCACAGCGCTTAAAACCATCCTACCATATTATGGCCCTAAAAGCAACCATAATTTTCTCGACCAACGGGAGAGAATGGAAAGAACTACCAGCTCAAGGGGCGGTTCCACGCGGCGAAAAGTGCCTCAAAACGGGCCTTTTGCGCGGGCGTCATGCGGTTTTTGTACTGATTCAGCAGCGTATCGGCCTGCTGGGCGTTTCCGCTTTTCAGATAGTTGTTCATGGCCCGCTCCAGACTTTCCGCCGCCGTGGAGCTCAGCGAGGCGGTGTTGCCGATGCTGGACAGGGCGCTCTCGTCCGTCTTGGAGGTGTGCAGACCCTTCTGCTCGGCGGCGGCCTTGTCGGCGAAATAGTCCAGCAGCAGCTGGTAATTCTTCAAGTCGCGGCTGCTGATCTGGTCGTAGCGGCTCTGGGCCTGCGAGACCTCCTTCTGCCACGCGCTCACCAGATCCTGCCAGCGGCCGTAGGCCTCCTCGTCCTGCCCCTGCAGCAGCTTATAGCGGTCCAGCAGCGCGTCGCCCTCGTCGCGGTAGCGGCTGTAGGCGGCGGATTGCAGCTGGGGCAGCACGTCGGACAGCTGCTGCAAATACCGCTGATAGGACTGCTGGGCGGCGGACTGTGCGTAGCTGGAGCCGTAGCCGCCGGTGAGGTGGGCAGTCTGGCCCAGCGTGTCGGCCATGGCGGCCCGGCCCTGTCGGGCATATTGCAAGGCGTAGGACTGGTACGCCGCGTCGGAGCCGGGGTCATAGGAAAAGCCGGGACGGCTGCTGATCTCCTGATACAGCGCGTCCAGCTGCGCCGTGAAATCGGATTCGTAATCGCCGGGGCGCAGCTGCGCCAGACTGTCCAGCAGCGCCTGCTCCGCCTCCACGTCGCTGGAGGGCGTGTAGCCCTTTTCCAGCCGATCCAGCGCGGCGGCGGTGCCGTCGGATACCTTGCCCAGCGGCAGGTTGGTGGACGTACTGGTCTTGCCGGAGCTGCCGCCGCCGGTGTAGCTGCCGTTGCTGCTGCTGCCGTTCTGACCCAGCAGACTGCCCCATGTCTCCGGACCCGCGATGCCGTCCAGCTTCAGGTTGTACCGCTTCTGATAGGGCGGCATGAGAAGCTCGCTCATGGCAGGTCACTTCCTTTCTCATACACGGCGCTGACGCTGTAGATCCGGCAGTTGCCGTGCCCCTCCAGCCGCAGCCGCAGCTGGGGACACCGCACCGGCCGTACCGCCAGCAATCCCGCCCGCAGACGCTGCTCTCCCTTCAGCTCTCCGGCGTATTGCCAGTGCCGCCCCTCGTCATAGCTGACGTAGGCTTTCACCCACGCGCCGTACTCCGGCAGCAGCCGCAGCTCGACGCGCTGCAAATACTTCTGCTCCGGCGTGTCCAGTCCCAAATCGCCGGTCTCGGCGTACCAGTCGATGTCCGTCTCGTCCGACTCGCTGCCGCCGTGCAGCGCCGTCACGCCGTCCGCCGTCAGGCCGTACAGCACGCCGCCGGACAGGGCGAACTGCTTCACCCGCAGCCCATCCTGCCGGAACCACAGCTTCCGGGCGGTATCGTAGACAAATAGGTGATCCGCACCGTTTCGCCGCGCCGACAGCCAGTAGTGACCCTCTGCCGCCCCGCCTACGGCGCTTTCATACCGCTCGTCGCCGAAGGCGGCGGATACCAGCTGGGGCATGCTGCCGTCAAAGGCGTATACGCCGCCAGCGCCGTGAAAATACAGCACGCTGTCCACCACCGCCAGAGAGCGTCCACTGCCCTGCCTCACGCCGGGGCATTGCAGCGACGTGATCTGGTGCGCGCCGGAGGCGCTGATGTACAGCCGCTCCATGCTGTTCTCCTTGAAAAACAGCACCGTGCCCAGATAGGCCGCCGCCCCGGTGAACACGCCGTCGCTGCCCCGGTTGGCGGCGTAGCTGTCGGTGGACAGCCCGGCGAAGGTGTTCCAGTTGCGGAAATCCCCCAGTGCGCTGCCGTACACGGCGTTGACGCTCTGGCCGTCCACGATGCCGTACTTGCAGCCCCACAGCCGGTTGCCGCACTCCACCACAAAGTCCATGTCCGGCACATAGCGCCGCACCGTCACGGCGGTGGTCTGCTCCCCCTCAATGGCGGCCACCGTGCCGATGACGATGGCATTGTCGCTGCATTGCAGCAGCGTCCATGTGCCGTCCGCCGCAGCGCCGGTGCAGCCGGAGAGGGTCACGCCGTCCCCGGCGGAGAAGCCCGTTCCGATGCCTGCGGAGCTGAGCTTCAACGCGGCGTCGTCCACCGCCTGCCACATCACGCCGTCATAGCGCATCAGCGCCGCGCCGCTGCCGGTGTCCAGCCACAGGTCGCCGCTTTCGGCGCTGGCGGGAGCCGCCGCCCCGGTGGTATAGCCCTCGTATTCCGTGCCGTCGGCGCGGCACAGGGCGTAGGTGACGGCGCCGGTGGTCTGAATGGCGTTTTCCAGACTGCCCCGGTCGCTGAGGTTCTGGGTGTTGACGTATTTCTTGTCGGGCCAGATCAGCAGATATGCGCCCATGCTGACCAGCTGCTTTTCACCGTCCGTCAGCGCCAGATCGATGGCCAGACCGTTGATGTACAGCGTCCTGCCGTCCACCCAGATCAGGCTGTCCTTGGCGGCAAGGCCGTTGGGCTTGTCCAGCGCCGCGATAGTCTTGCGCTTTTCCCGCACCGACAGCGTGGGATAGCCGTCCCCTGTCAGGTTCTCCATCCGGGCAAAGGAGCCCAGCGGCGCACGGCGCCGCGCGTCATAGCCCCCAAACTTGCTGACCGTCACGCGCTGTTGCGCCGGCGCCTTGAATTGTGATAGAAACATGCCGTTCCTCCTTTCTTGCACGGGGCGGGAGGAAACCCCTCCCGCCCCGCCGTGTTAGCATAGCTTTAATGCTCTGACGCCCCGCTCCGGCGCTGTGGTGCGGCATACGTAGTCCCGATAGGTCAAAAGACCGTTGTTCCAGTTGGCAGCGGCGCTGTTGTACCGGGCTATTTCGCCGTTGCAGTAGTGGATCTGCGCCTCCACATAGTGGCGGTACAGCTCGTCGTAGGGAGCCTCCACTGACAGCGCCGAGCCGTCCTCCAGCTCCGCCAGCTTACCCGTCACCCGGCAGACCTCCCGCAGCACGAAACCCTCCGCCTGCGCCAGCCACCGCAGCTTTTCGCTGTGGGTGTACTGGTTGGGCACCAGCGCGTCCACCTGCTCCAGAACCTGTCCGGCTGTGATGTTCGCCATGGGCATCCCTCCTCAGTCGGCCATTCTGTCCACGTAGCAGCGGGCTTCCTCCTGCATCATGCGGCGGTTTTCCAGCACCTCGCTTACGTAGTCGGGCACGTCCACCTGCGCACCCTTCATGATCTTCCAGCTGCGGCCGTTGACGGAGACGATCACAAAGTTCTCCTCCTGCTTGCGGCCTCGGGGGATGGTCAGCGCCACCATCCGTTCCGTCATGTCCTGCTTTTTTGCCATATTGCGTTCCTCCTTGTATTAGTTAGCGGCGTCCTCGCCGGAATAGCTGCTGCCGCACTCCACACGGACGATGTACTCATCGTACAGGATGGCGGCGGCGTGGATGCCCTTCCAGCCCACGCTGGAGCGCTGATCCAGCGGATCGGCGGTGCCGGAGGAGCCGCGGGGCTTCACGATGACCTCGGTGCCTTCGCTGAGATCCACCACGCCGTAAGCGCCCTTGCCCACGAACAGGCAGCCGTACACGGCCAGACCCCCTTTGCCGCCCTCACCGGGATAGATCACCGCGTTGTCCGCCACGGTGACGGCCTCCTCCAGCGTCAGCTGGCTGGCGGTGTTGGATACAACTTTCACGCGCTTGCCGCCGCACAGTACGTAGCGGCCTGCCAGTGCGCCTGCGGCCACGGTGCCGCCGTCGAAGCTGACGGTGGTGGAATTGCTGACGGCGGCGCTGGCGGTCAGGGTGCGGCTGTCGCTGGCCAGATCATCGCCGCGGAAGATCTTGGCCTCGGTGGTCTCCACGAAGCGCAC